TACAGACCGGTTCTTAAGTCTGCTGGATTCTTAACACGTGATCCACGTATGAAAGAGCGTAAGAAATACGGTCTCAAAGCAGCTCGTAGAGCTCCTCAGTTCTCAAAGAGATAATTCAAGCGAATATCACAAAAGAGCAAATTTCCCCGAAAACATCGAGTTTTCGGGGATTTCTTTATATTCCGATAAATCTATCAGACACCACAAAAACACACGAAATTTCAACGGTAACTAACACATAACTAACAGGTAACTAACACGGAAAACCTTGTCTTGTGTAAGACATTACAAGTCTTGTGTAAGACAAGAATTTGCATGAAAAAAGGACGATTCAATCGCCCTTTTCGTTGCAATATTCAATGATGCACGACCGGACATCCTTTTTCGTCCGGCAGTGGCAGGAATGACCGTCCTTGAATATGATGTCATATCCGTCGTGCATGTTTCCGGAGATACCGGAAATCATTTCTCTGTTCTTTTCTGCAATCTGCATCGTGTCGAATAATCCACATTGGTCTTTTCTCACAAGGTCTTGAATATATGCATTGACCGACATTCCCTTGTCAGATGCAAGAGCCTTGATGATGTCTTTCATCCCTTTGGGTACTGCGAGATTGATTCGCTCATAATGCTCACGCCCGAAATTATTTTTGTATTCAGTTCTATTCATGGCACACCTCTATATTTTGTTGATAGAGTCAATCAGTTCCTCAATCTCAAAATGAGTATAGACAACCTCTGTCACACCCTGTCCTTTGTGTCCGACAATTTTCTTGATGACCTTGTCTGACACTCCGGCAACCGTCAACATGGAAATACATGTGTGACGGGTGTCGTGTGGGCGGTGCTTCATTCCAAGGGTGTCAATGAGTGGCATCCAGTAAGAATCATAATAATTCCTATACTTGAAATGTTCTCCGTCCGGAGTGGAGAGGAGATATTCACAATCATTGAGGCCGTACCAGTATTCAAAGAACGGATAAACCTTTTCGGCAATCGGAGCAGTACGGATTCCGGCAGCAGTTTTCGAGGCGACAATCTTGAAATATCTTTCCTCAAGGTTCACATTTTCTTTCTTGAGGTCGAGGAGTTCGCCGATTCTGCATCCGGTATATATCAACATGAGGATGACAGTATAATATATATTTGAATCTTTGACATCCCATATCTTTTTGACCTCTGTCTTTGAAAAAGGTTTCCGGTTGTATGCGTTGGGATTGCCCGCCTTTTTAATGTCGAGGTATTCGACAAGGTTTCGTTCTTTTGGAATAATCTCATGAATCACAGCGTATTTGTACATCAGACCGAATAATATTTTTAATTTCCGGAGTGTGGGATAATTTTTCCCGGATTCATCGACAATCATTTGCAGGTGGTCGAGTTTGACATCAACAAAACGCATCCGTGCAAGTTTATCACATAACGCCCATGCTGCACGGTAGCCTTTGACGTTGGAATCACTGACAGTCGGAAAATGTTCATCAGACCATCGCTCATATACATCCTCGAATGTAACCTTTGCAGCATTCACATCATAAGGATTTGCATTGAACTCCGCAAGTGCGGTCAATGCCTCTTTGCGGGTCGGGTAATATCCGACGACCGTATATAATTGTTTTGATTTACCTGTTTTCGGGTCGTTTTCCCATCCTTTTGTCTTTTTGGCGACATAAGGATTCCGGCGATTTCCCGATAATTTGTAAACCGTTCCGAATCCGTTCGGTAGTTTCATAAAATCACCATCCTAAAAAAGAGTATAAAAAATAAAACCAATGCAAAAAGCACGGTTTTATGATAGAATGATGTTTGCAGGAACTATCTATCAAGTGCCTTTTGCAGAAGCATGAGACGGAAGTTTCACAAAGGCGATTCACGTTGCAGCGTGGGTCGTCTTTTTTATTGCAGCTAGCGAAACAACCGTTGATTCCAAACGAGATTTTTTTATCTGTACACTTTCCTTGAGAAAGGAGGTGAGCAGGATGAAGATTCTCGTTTGGGAAGTAAGAACCTCAAAAGGGTTCACATTGATGGAGCTATCGAAGAAATCCGGAATCGGAAAATCTACGATAAACAACATCGAAAACGGTAAGGTGTCACCGACATTGTTTCAGCTTGAAATGATAGCGATTGCATTAGGCGTGAACATCACCGACCTGTTTGAATCCGAATACAAATAATTGTATCACAATACAGCAGGATTCCGGCAGCAGGAGGAACGATTTCCACAATTATGGAAATCAACCTCGATATTTCCACAATCATGGAAATATATGATACAATGCAATTCGGAAAGGGGGTGGTGTCTCCCTTGAATTACAAAGAGGCTATTGTTGAAATAGTCGGAAAGATACAAAACGAACGTATCCTCAAGCGGATTTATAAATTCGTGGCGTATCTGTACACCCATGAGACTGACGGTTGAAAGACTGTCAGTCTTTTTTATTTGAATTGTTGCGAGAAAACTCGATTGCTTTTTGCATCAAGCGGTCAAGAGCCTCGATGTCCTCGTCACTCAATTCAAGCATAAATTTAAAAAGATTTTTTCGTGCATCGTCCTCACCTGCCATGATGCGGTCAATACGTTCGATGAAATCATCGTCGCTGTCGATGAACATTTCTCCCTCACCAGTAGTCAACCACATATAATCAACACTGAACTCACGACAGATAGATTTTGTCATATGTTCAGAGAAAGACCTGCGACCGTTTTCTAAATCAGATACAGTCGACTTTCCAACGCCTATACGCTGACCGAATTTTTCGAGGGTAAGGGATAAAGTCTTTCTTAATTCTTTGACACGTTCGCCTTGCGTCATACTGAATCACCTCCTATGTTTTCTAAAGCATAACACCCAACGAAACAAAAATCAATAAAAAAGTTCGCAAAAAGGAAAAAAGTATTGACAAAGTTCTGAAATAGGAATATGATGTACGCAAAGAGAACAATAAGGAGGTGAGACGGTGGAGGAAATAAGAAGAACAAAAATCAAAGAGGCAATGAAAGAGACCTTGAATGTATATGAAAAATTAGATTTGAACATGACGGAGATTGAAATTGTCTCAAGAAGTCAGAACGTAGCTGCGAAAGTTACGATTGCAAAGAAACAGCTTGAAACGGAGGCAGAGGAGAGACTTGAGGAGCAGCAGACACCCATGAAAATAAAAATTATTAAATGGATGCCCGCAATCTGCTCAACATTAGCGATTATCCTGTCAATTATCAGTTTAATCCTAAGATTATACCGATAATCGAAAGAATCAAAGCGAGGGTTGCAACAACACTATTGTAATAATTGAAACGGTTTTGATAACGTTCTTTTTTACGACGTTCAAGTTCGGCGGTGTCAACATTCTGATTGCTGACATCCTTATACAAATTTTCATAATCGTCCACAGCATTTCACCTCCTGTCATTTTGGAATGGTCGCACATTTATTATATGGCAGGAGATGCAGCAGGACAAGCAAGAACAGGAGGTGAGACAGTGAATATTTTCGCAGAGGTAACAATCGACGAGACAGGAATAATCAAACAGATAGATGCAGTCAAAGAGGCAGCAGACAGATTTGAGGACGAGGCGTTGAAATTGCATGGAATGTTAGCACAAGCAAATGCTACCGCAAAGATTAAAAAAGAAAAGGCAGAGGAGAAATAAACTCCTCTGCATGATTCAAGATTTCTTTGCAGCCATTAAAGCAGCACGGACAATCAACTCTCCGGTCGGAGAATTGAGAATTTTCCGAAATTCCTCAATCTCTGTATCAGAATAACCTGCATCCTGCAAAGAACGAATGAGTTGAGATTTGAAATTGTTTGATTCGAGACTTGCCATGTCCTCACCTCCTGTCGTTTGAGAATGGTTGCACATTTATTATATGGCAGGAGGGGCAGCAGGACAAGAAAGAACAGGAGAAACAGAAATGAGCAATGCAGAGACATTGAACCAGTACATAAAAGAATTATTTGATTATTGGAACGGGAAAAACGATGATTTCGAGTCTATCCCGATACCGAAAGAGGTTGACGACGAAATTCAGAGAGATTCATTTTATTAAAGCCGAAACGGGGCAGCAGTCGCCCCGTCAGTGTCCGGATGGCAACCGACACTCTGACGATGGCAAGCCGAAAGACATCGGGCAGCGATACCGTGGGAAACATGGCAGCGGTCGCACCTGCTACAAAGTGCGTGGATGGTCAACAGGTTTTTCTTGATTTTTTAAGGTGAAAAATCAAAACACGGTGTACATTGCCGGAAAAGAGGTGGACGGGTTGAAAAGACCGAGAGAACCACCAACAGGAGGAAACAAGATGAATATAGGACGTATATTGCCGACAGAGGCAGCAGCAATTCTCAATGTGTCACCGCAATTCGTGAGGGTAGCAATGCAACAGGGAAAACTCCCGATTGGAACGGCGGTGCAGATGTCCTCAATTTGGACGTATCACATTTCGGAAAAACTGCTTGCAGATTATTCCGGAAAGAACATAGAAAAAGAGATTGAGCGAATCAGAGGAGGTGTTGAGAATGACGAGAAGTGAGAAAAAGGCAGTGATTGAGAGCATGGCAGAAAAATTCATGAACATCGACGACCTTGAGGGAAAGTCAATGACCATTATGGTGATGTCTGCGTATGCCGAGGGTAAGGCAGCAGGAAAAGCAGAGGAGCGTCGCAGATGGGAACAGAAAGAGGCGGTTGCAGCCGTTTAATGAAAACGTCCCGTCATAATGGCGGGACAGTACATAGCAGGAGCATGAGAGCAAAGAAAAAGGACAACCATTGCAGTGGCCGTCCTTGTATCGACTGATTGTGTCAGTCGCTAACTGATAGAAATATTATAGCAAATCTGACACAAAAAAGCAACTTGAAAAGAGACCGAAAAGGTCTATAAAATCAAGGGTTTTCGGAATTTCTATCGTCCTTGTAATAGATAATAACAAGTCTACGAAAACATAACAGGAGGCATGTGTCAGATGGCAAGAAAAAGAGGGATGCAATATATCCCGTATGACTATGATGCAGCATATAACAAAGCGATGGAGGACATGCATGAGTGGTTCATTGAGAACCTGTTCCAACATCGAAAGAAAGTTATATATGCATTGAAAGAGATAACAGCAGGAGACCAGTTTGAAATTGAGATATATCCGCAGTTCCGGAGCATGGATGAAGTACCTCCGGAGGGGAGGACAATCAAGAAAGACAACAACAAGGCTCAAAAGAATCTGAATGATAAGAATGCACGGAAATATGTTGAGAGGCTAATCAATGAGAATTTCAGCGACCGTGATATTTGGATGACATTGACCTATGATGACGAGCATCTACCACCGGACGGGGATGTGGATGCAGCAATCAAGAATGTGCAAAAGTACATCCGACGCATCAACTATCAGAGAAAAAAGAGAGGTCTCCCGAATGCAAAATATGTCTATGTGACCGCATACAATCCGGATGCGGAAATCAGATGGCATCATCACATTGTCATGGATGGTGCGTTAGACATGGAGACGGTTGAATCCTGTTGGAAACAGTCAAGCAGAAATGAGGTTCGCCGATTACAGACGGACGAAAACGGTTTGTCCGGTATGGCAAATTATATCGTTGAGGAAAAGAACCGTGTTCCGTCGGAAAAGAGATGGAACAGTTCACAGGGATTGAGAGACCCACGAATCAAGGTCGTTCATTCAAAACGTCCGGCAGCAGGAGGCAGTTATAAAAAAATAGGCTCATTCGTTGACAAGATGGTCAAGCACAGGGATTCCATTCCGGAGATACTGAAAAAGTGGTATCCGGACATGGATTTCACGAATGCAAAAGTGTACTACAACGATTTTAACTGCATGTTTTACATACATGCACGAATGCGGAAAAGGAGGTCGACAGGTGAAAAGACGGATAAGACGGATAAGACGGGCATTGAAAAGAGCAGGTTTGTATAATGCGTTTCACATCACATTGATTGCGGTGTTACTGACGGGATTTTGCGTGATATTGTTCAATGTCAAAGAACCGGAGCAGCAGGAGAAAGAACCGGAGGAGGTACAAGCGGAAGTGACGCAGAATCCGGAAACAATGACACAAACAGCAGAGAGCATCGAGGGCAAATACAAGGTGTTTGACGCCATGTCCGAGGACTGGGGGAGTGATGACCTTGAGGGATTCGTGTTCTATGACCTGCCGGAGCAGTATGCAGACAAAGGCTATTTTCCGGAGAAAATGCAGATATACACAAGATGTCTATGCGAGCAATACGACGTTCCGTATGCCCTTGTATTGGCAATCATAGAGCAAGAATCCGGATATGAGTTCGACAAAACCGGAGACAGCGGGCAGTCAAAGGGATATATGCAGATATATGAGAAATGGCACACCGACCGGATGCAGAATCTAGGATGCACCGACCTCATGAACCCATATCAAAACGTGAGGGTCGGGATTGATTTCCTCTCATACCTGCTCAAGAAATACGGCACGATTCAAGATACACTTGCAGCGTACAACTACGGTGAAAAAGGTGCAAGGGAATATTTGTGGAGCAACGGCGTGTATGTATATTCATACAACACGGCAATCATGCAGAGAATGAAAGAGATTGAGGAGGTGGTCGGGAAATGAGATTTGACTGGAAACCGGAATCAAAAGAGAGATATTTCAGAAAAGCAGAGGCAGCAGTCAAGGCAGCGGGATTCGATGACATCCTGCGGGTAGACAGAGACCAGTTTTCCGTCATCAAAGGAACGGTCAAGGTACATTTCAAGCCGATTTCAAGAGATGGAAAAACACGCCGATGGTGGGAGGCAAAGAGAACGATTGAGAATATGCATGAAGTGCCTCCGGCAAAAGACCAGTTCGGCAGGAAACACAAGAGCATTTTCATTCACGCCTACATGATTTTAGAAATGGAGGAGCAGGACAGATGAAAATGAGAGAAGTCGCAGAGAGATTCAGACATATGCTCAAAGTCAAGGATTGCAGACATTTATGTCTGACATGTGAATATTACGAAATATGCAAAAGAGAGGTGAATGCAGATGAATATGAAATACGCAATGAGAAGTGAGGACACAGAGCAAATCAATGTCGTGTCATGGGCAAATTGGAATGTGAACCGTTATCCGGAATTGAGGTGGTTGTTCCATGTACCGAACGGAGGCAGCAGAAACAAGCAGGAGGCAGTCAAATTCAAACAGATGGGTGTCAAGGCGGGCGTGTCTGATTTGTGCATCCCATATCCAAAAGGGATTTACTGCGGATTGTTTATCGAAATGAAATACGGCAACAACAGGCAGCAGGACACACAAAAAGAGTTCCTTGCAGACATGGCAGCAGCAGGACATTTTGTCGCAACCTGCTATTCAGCAGAGGAGGCAATCAAAGTCATTGAGGAATATTTGAATCTTGCGTTGTGTTATTGCCCGGAGGAGGATTTCGACAACAAAATGAGCATCCCGAACAACAGCATCCTCAAGGATGGAAAAGTCAAAGGAGGCAGGTCATGACGCTTGAGGAATTGATTGACACATTGGAGAGTACAAACATGCTCCGGATATTCAAAGGCGACGAGGAAATATTTGTCGGGTATCTTGCATTATTTGCACCGGAGGTCGGTCATACAAATTGCGAACTATATGAGCAATACAAAAATGACAAGGTCATAAGATTCAGAGCAGTTCCGGAGATTACACATCGCAAATGGAAAGAATTGAACCTCATGTCACCACTGCGACCGGACGAAACGCCGGATTTCAAGTTTCAAGAATTGCAAATGAAATTGTATTACACGATTTATATATAACAGGATAATAACAGGAGGAAAAAAGACATGAAAATCATTGCAGTAATGTCACCAAAAGGAGGAATCGGGAAAACAACGACATCCGATTCAATCGCCTATATGTTAGGCGAGGAACAGGAAAAGAGAGTGCTTGTGTTAGATGGAGACCCGCAGGGAGACACATCAAAGACGTTCGGAGTGTATGAACCGGACGGAATCGGAATGAGCGAATTACTTGAGAAACATGAGTGCGTCGGAGGCACATATAAAACAGGCGACTTGATTCGTCCGACAGAGTATTCACACGTTGACATCATTCCGGCGAATGGTTATCTCATGAAAACGGACATGAATTTACTGCTCAAGTCGGAGGATAATCAAGTCACACGATTGCGTGAGGCGTTGGAGGAGGTCTCCGATGCATATGATTATTGCGTTTGTGACTGCGGGCGATTGCTTGACATGGTAGTCATTAACATTCTGATTGCAGCAGAACTCATTATTGCTCCGGTAAAGGTCGGGGGATATGAAATCGAGGCATTGCAGAACCTTGAGGAGCAGATTGAGGACTTGAGAGACATCAATCCGGACTTGAGAATCAAGGCACTCATGACAATGCGACAGAAAAACAAGACCTCTCTTGAGGTTGAGGAGTGGTTGAAAGCAGAATCCGGATTTGACATGTTTGTCACACCGATTCGTCGTTCTATCATCGCAGAGAAATCCACAACGGCAATGATACCACTCCCGAAATTTTCAAAGCGTGGGATTGTGTCTCAAGATTACAGATGCGTTGTGCATGAGTTACTCAAGGAAATGGAGGGGCAGACATGGCAGGAATAAGAGCGGTGCATAAAAAGAACGGAACAACATTCAAGTATAGCGGAGATTTGAAAGAGACCATCGAAAAGGCAGAAAAAGAATTGAAAGAGAAAGAGGGAACAACACAATGGCTTTTTCTTAAATGGCAGTACGACAATGCACGGAAAGCGTTTGAGAAGTACAACCGCAGACTGGAAGATTTGAAAGATTTCATAAAACTGGCAAAAGAAGAACTTGCAAAAAAGAGAGGAGGCAGCAGGACATGGGCGAGACAATACAAATCCTTGAATTGTTCGGAGGGATTGGGTCGCCTCGATGTGCCTTGAGAAATTTGAACATTCCAACGAAAGCAATCGACTATGTGGAAATCAATGAAAAGGCGGTGCGTTCGTACAATTCGATGTTCCGTGAGGAATTGGCATATAAAACACAAACGGTTGTCGGATGGAATCTGAAACCGGATATTCTGATTCACGGTTCGCCATGCCAAGATATGAGCATAGCAGGGCATCAAGGAAAAGCCACAGGCGAGGGCAGAATCAACAGAGGAAAAGGTTCAGACGAGGGGAGCGGAACACGTTCCTCCCTCATGTGGGAGACAATACATATCATTGAGAACATGGGCGAATGGCGACCTCGTTATGTAATATGGGAAAATGTGAAGAATGTGAAATCAAAGTACATGAGACCGAATTTTGACAGATACATGGTTGAAATGGAGCGGTTAGGATATACGAATAATTTCGAGGTACTGGATGCAAGAGAGTTCGGATTGCCACAGGCAAGAGAGCGAGTGTTCACGGTTTCTGTTCTGAATGGAGAAAGATTTGAGTTCGATGACCTTATAAGAACACCGATGCGAAACTTGCAGGAATTTCTTGAGGATGATGCAAGTGTTCCGGATGTCTACGATGTGACGCAACCGTCCGTCCTTGCGTGTATCGGAGAAAAAGGCATCCGCAGGGCAACGGTTATCACAGATTGTGCATATACCATCACAACAAGACAAGACCGGACACCTGCACAAGTCATTGACCGAGGCGATGGACGCTATCGTTATTTGACCGAGCGTGAGTGTTGGCGATTGATGGGGTACACGGACGAGGATTTTGACAGGGCGAAAGCAGTACAGGAAAGAAACGGCAAGTATTACAAAGCATTATACGACCAAGCAGGAAACAGCATCGCCGTTCCGATATTCGAGAGCATATTCAGAAAAATAATTTTGCATGAGGTCGCATGAGACCGGAAAGAGAGGAAAGCACATGGGAAACATCGTGAAAACAGCAAAATGCAGATTCTGCGGTCAGATGACGCAGATTGAGGCAGATGAAAAACTGACAGCAGCACAAGCAGAGGAACAGGCAACAATGACATGTAACTGCACAGAGGCGGTCGAGTATCAGAAAGAGAAACAGAGGAAAGAAAAGGCAATGATGAATGTGTCTGCCTTGTTTGGAGAGAACGCAGCACCGGACAAGAGATGCGGTGAGGGCATCGTGAACATCTTAAAGGCAGCAGTCGAGGAGATTTACACCGGAGGACTTGCGAAAGTCACATTGAACCTCCGAGGGGGGGGGCAAAGCATCAATTTCACAGAATGCAAAGGGTGAAATCAACGTCGAACGTACAGAGACAAAGAAACAGAAACTCACAGAGTAATAACAGGAGGTTGAACAGATGGCAGCAGGATTCAGCGTGAAAGACGCACTCAACAAGAACAGCAAAGCGGGGATTGATGAATCTCCGAGAGCGAGATTCCGGACAAAGGACATTTCAATTTTCAAGATGTACCGGAACGATATGAATTTTTACAGTGTAGAGCAGATTGAGGAACTGGCAGGAGACATCCTCATGTATGGGTTGAAACAGAACCTTGAACTTGTATATGCACCATGCGACAAGGGCGAATATAGAATCGTAGCAGGTGAAAGACGATGGGAGGCTCTCAAGTACCTTGTGTCAAAGGGATATAAAGAATTTGAACTTGCAACCAGTAAATTGACAACGCCACAGGATAACGACGAGGAGCAGGTTGAAATCATAATTGCGAACGCATACCGTACAAAGACGACCTCCGACATGATTGAGGAGGAAACACGCCTCAAGGCATCTCTTGAACGTATGAAAGCAGCGGGAAAGAAAATCAAGGGATATGACCTGCAATCCGGACGATTGAGAGAGGTGATTTCCTCAATGCTGCACATGAGCAAAACAAAGGTTGCTCAAATAGAGGCAGTCAACAACAATCTGATTCCGGAATGGAAAGAGGAACTCAAGGGAGAACGCCTCACATTTTCCGCAGCCTATGAATTGAGCGGGATGACAGAGGACGAGCAGCGGGAGGCACTGGGGAAATTCACAGAAACCGGAGAACTCACACACAAAGATGTGAAAGACATGAAAGCAGAAAGGGCAGCAGGGCAGCAGGTGTCAGAATCCGACACAGAGACAGAAATCGGCATGAACCCGCCGGAAGTGAGAGCGGGCGACGAATATGAGACACCGCATCCGGAGGGAATCACATCAATATGTTATTCCTGCACCGAATATGAGACATGCAACGTCAAAACCGGAACATGTACATCATGCGACCAGTACAAGAACCGTACAGAGGCATACAAGACCGACGAGCAGAGATATTCAGAGGAACAGGATGCAATCGACCGTGAGACAAAGAAAAAACTCCGTGAGATGGAGCATGAGGAGAAGATGCAGAAACTCCCGTCAACAGCACCGGAGGAAATAAAGACAATCAGAGTGTCACAGGACAAATTCGAGGAATACACGGGAGAATATAGAAAACCGTACATGATAACAAAAGACGACGGATTCAAGGTCGGAAATGTCGTCAAATTAGTAGTATTTGCAGCAGGTAAAGCGACCGGAGAGACGGCAGACATGAGAATCACCTGCAAAGATGATGACATCACATGCAGTGGACTGTCAGACGGTTGGTGCGTTATCGGTTTAGGCGAGGCATAGAGGAGACAGAATGAGTCATAAACAGAGACACCCGTATTTGATGCAGATTGTATATATCATCAAATACAGATTGAAGAATTGGAGGAAATAGTTGAAAACAGTATATGTCAGAACAAAGACAAAAGACGAGGCAAGAAAGAGAGCGGAGTGGCTCTATATGATATTAAGGGATTGCACTCCGGTTATTGCAGATTTGCACACATCAAAAGCACAGGTTGTGACTGAATCAATGGTTATCAAGTATGTTCCGGAAAACTACACAATGGACGGAATACGATGCGACATTGCAATCGGGTTCGGGCAATTAGGAAAAATCATCGCAACAGAGAACACCTGTGATAATTTGATGGACGAAAGAGAACTTGCAAAGTATATCGTTGACAATGAAACGATTTCAGAAAATGAAAATATCGAATGCAGGAGGTAAAAATCAATGAATGACATCAAAAGAGGCGAAATGTTCTATATCAGCAGAGGGGGGGCATCCTACAACGGGAGCGAACAACACGCAGACCGTCCGGCGGTAGTGGTTAGCAACAACAAGAACAATGAGAACAGCAATGTTGTTGAGGTTGTATATATGACTACACAGCCAAAAACAGACCTCCCGACACATGTGACAATAAGGTCAACAGGCAGAATCAGCACGGTATTGTGTGAGCAGGTTTATTCGGTATCAACGGAACGCATCGGAACATATATCGGAGAGGCGACAGACAAGGAAATGGAGAATATCGACATTGCTCTCATGATTTCCTTGCAGTTGGATAATGGCATTAAGACAGCAAAAGAGTATTACAAGACCATCAAGGAGCAGCAGGAGGAAATCGACAGTCTCAAGAGAAAAATTGAGACAATGCAGCAGGAGCATGAGGAGGCAATCGCAGAGATTGAACAGGATGCAGCAGTATACGTTGAGGAAAACAAGAAAATTGCAAATATGACATCATCAGAGGACACAATCAGATTACAGACAGAAAGAGACACATACAAGACCATGTATGAACAGTTACTCAACAGATTAGTGAATGGAGGAGCAGCATGAACAAAAGCGAGTTAAAGGCAATATTTATCAATGCAAAGGCAACAGATGCGAAATACATCGGAGTGAGCATCCAAACAGAGGGCAGCAGTCAACCGGAAATCATCATCAATCCGAATCCGAATTTTGATGCGAAATTTGACTACTACATGGAGGCATACGACGACGATTTGATTCTGATTGCAGCAAAGGGCAAAAAGGACATCAGAATCACGGCAGCAGGGCAAGGAAACCGTTTCGAGGATATTGAATGTCAGTTATTAGGAGAGCGGGGCAAGGGTTGGAAAGAACTCATTGCAGGAGCGATTGACAATGCGTATGAGAAAATGATTGCAACCACACCTCCAACGACAGAGGAGGAACAGACCCATTGTGAAATGATAAAAGAGGCAGTCAAGGGAATATTCATCAATGAGAGCAGGACGGCAGCAGAGGCAGAGTTCATCAAGACACACATTGTCGACTATGAGAAAATATTCGATGTCTGCATGAACGGTGATGACCTTGAGTTCAAAAAAGAACTTGTCAGATTGCAGAAAATGCAAAATGAATATGTCATGCAGCGGGAAAATGACTGATAGAGAAAAAGAGGCGTTCATCGGCGGGATAGAATTTGCGAGAGACTGGAATCTCGACATCCTGCCGGATGATTTGCGTTTATACGAGAGATTAATTCAAGAAAGGACGGAAAAAGAGAATGAACAAAGTCATATTGATGGGTAGGCTCACAAGAGACCCGAATGTCAGATATACACAGCAGAACAGTTCACAGGAATCCATGTGCGTGGCACGTTATACACTGGCAGTCGACCGCAGAGGTGCAAGAGACGGGCAGCAGTCAGCGGATTTTATATCATGCGTCGCATTCGGTAAAAATGGCGAATTTGCAGAGAAGTATTTGAAACAGGGAACGAAAATTGCTGCAACTGGCAGGATTCAGACAGGTTCATACACCAACAGAGACGGTCAAAAGGTATATACGACCGATGTTGTGATTGAGGAACAGGAATTTGCAGAAAGCAAGAGGGTAGCAGGAGAACAGGCAGAAAATGCCGGATATTCAGACGCAGGAGACGGATTCATGAACATTCCGGACGGTATCGACGGCGAATTGCCTTTTATGTAAGCGAAAAGGAGGGTTGTGATAATATGGGAATCTTAAAAGGCATAATTGACCGATTTCGGGCGATGGGAAAAACGGAAAAAGAGATTTCGGGCATTATTGAGACGGCAGCAGACAAAGCGACCGTAAATCCGGATGTCACGAAACCGGAAAAACCGAAAGAACCGGAAATGAAGATTGAAACAACAGCAGAGGCGTTCGTTGAGGCAGTTTTGCAAATGGGAACGACTTTGCAACAGGCAAAAACGGCAATTTTGAAAATGAGCAGTTTGAGAGATGCGGAAAACCGCAAAAACACGAATAACTGGCGTAAAATGCACGGTCTGCCTATGAGAAGAAAGCAGAAAGCGAGGAAAAAGCATGAAAGAGGAAAAGGAGCAGACGGTCATTGAAAAAACCTTGCTATATCTTGAGAATTATCGTGAAATGGAACGATATATCAATGAGGCAGTATCAGAGACCTCTCAAGTGCCGGATATAGGCAAATACAACATATCAGCAGAAAAGGCGTTCCTGCAATCGGTCAGAGAGTGCCGTGCAGAGACGGTCATTCTGTTTGAACACTTGAAAAAGGCTCTTGCATCGCTCAAGGAAGATGCAGAGGCAGCAGGCGAGGGGTACAAATACGACGCTCTTGAGGCGGTCTATATAAAGGGCATGTCATACGAGGATATAGTGAGGGAGACAGGATGCGGACGCAACTCACCGAAAAAGTGGTGCAGGGTGATGATTCAGCGGTTGTCAATCAAGTTATTCGGTGCAAAAGCGATTGAAAATGATAAAAACGGAGTGAAAACAGGGTGAAATGAGGGTGAAAACAGGGGTAAAAAGTGGGTGAACAAAAGACAAAATAAACGTGATAATATGTTAGCGTGAACAGTTGAGACGAGCGATTGCAGATGTGCAGTCGCTTTTTTCTTGCCTGTTTGCCCTCCTGTTATATGCGGGTGGGATATACACAGTCATGTGCATAACTGCCCGCCTCTTGTGGATAACACAGCAGGAGAACACAGCAAGAGAGGAGAACACAGATGCTATTGAAATCATGCAGGTGTGGCAAGTTGATTCCACAGTCAATGAAGATGTGCGAGGAGTGTGAGCAACGGCAGCAGTCGAGACACATGATATACAACAACACACGGCGAGACGAGAGAGCAGCAGAGTTCTATGTATCAAAGGAATGGCGGGCAATGCGGGAACGTATCATTGAGGTTTATGACAACATAGATATATACGCATTATATGTCGAGCATGAGTTGCTCACATGCAATCCGGTTCACCATATCATTGAACTTGAGGACGACTGGGAACAGCGATTGAATCCGTTCAACCTCATACCTCTCAACCATAAGACACACAACACAATCACTGCTCTGTATAAGCAGAGCAAAGCAAGTATGAGAGCAACACAAAAACAGTTGAGGTCACTGATTGAGTACCACTTTCGAGAGGCAGGGGGATATAAAAAAGTTTTGTGCGATTCGTTTTTAGTCGCACCCACTCTTTTCCTTGGAGAAAACTCCCCACGAGAATTTCAGTAGATGGGTATATCCGAAAGAGGTGTCAGAATGTGACACAAAAGCACTGAAATACTGACGGAAAGGAGGTTTGTTGCATCATGGCAGGACAAAGACAACCTACAGATTTGGTTGTGATGAACGGGCGAAAACACCTAACAAAAGCCGAGATTGAGGCACGAAAAAACGCCGAGGTCACAGCACCATGCGACAAAGTGAGACCTCCGTCATATTTGACACCGGAACAAAAGAAACAGTTCCGGAAGATTGCAAAAGAATTACTCGAAATCAAACTGATTTCAAACCTTGATTGCGATGCACTGGCAAGACTACTCATTGCACAAACGCAGTACATCGAAATCACAGAGCAAATCAGAGCAACTCCATTGATGGAGGATGTTCCAGTCTATGAGATGCGGGAAAATCCGGACACGGGCGAAAAAGAACGTGTGCAGGTCGGTACAAGACAGGTCGTTTCCGGAGAAAGAGAACGCCTCATGATTATTCAAGACCGCTGCATGAAACAGTGTAGGCAGGGAGCATCAGATTTCGGACTGACAGTTTCCTCCCGCTGCCGTTTGGTCGTACCGAAACCACAACAGCAAAAGCCGGAGAACAAATTTGCGAAATATGCAAATTAAGGCATGGCAAAAGCAGGAGAAACACAAGACCGCTGCACACAATACGCCCTTGATGTCGTATCGGGCAAGATAACAGCCGGAGAATATGTCCGTCTTGCATGTCAGAGGCATCTTGACGACATCGAAAAATCGAAAGCAGCACCGTACAAATACTATTTCGACGTTGAAGAGTCGGAGGAAATCATCAATTTCGCAGAGGAATTGACCATTGCAGAGGGCGAGGAAAATGAGCATGTGACGGCATATCCGTTCCAGTGTTTCATTTTAGGGTCGCTCAATGGATGGAGAACAAAGGAAAAGTCATACAGACGATTCAGAACATCCTATGTGCAATTAGGACGACAGAACGGAAAATCGTTCATCAATGGTATTTTGGCGTGTTATTACGGCAATTTTGACGGGTACAAGTACGGAAAAATATTTTGTACGGCTACAAAGCAAGACCAAGCGAACATCGTTTTTGACGAGGTCGCAAAATTCATCAATTCCGACGAGGATTTGTCAGAGTGGTTCAAGGTTCACGACCACAACCACACGATTGACTGTTTGCTGACACATTCGGAAATCAAAGCGTTGTCCGGAGACACAAAGTCACTTGACGGACACCGTGCATATTTGGGAATCGTCGACGAGTATCACGCACACAAAACAAATCAGATGTACAAACTGCTTGAGGGCGGTATCAAGAAACTCAAGTCGGCGTTGATTTCAGTTATTACGACAGCAGGGTTCGACCTCAAGTCGCCGTGCTACAAATTGTATGAGTATTGCTGCAATCTACTCAAGGGCGTTTTCGAGAACGACAGTCAATTTGTGTATATCGCACAGATGGACGAACACGATGACAGATACACGCCGGAGAATTGGATAAAAGCAAACCCGATTCTTGAATTTGACAGGGATGCACTTGAAAATCTGATACCGATTGCACACACTGCTCGGGACATGGGCGGTGAGGACTTGAGAGATTTCCTTGTCAAGCAGCTCAACATGTGGATGCAGTGGTCAAATTCACTGTACATCAAGGATATTGCATCATGGAAAGCGTGTGCCGTTCTGAAATCATTGAGCGATTTCAGAGGGTCAAAATGCTATGTCGGAGTTGACTTGTCATCCGGAGGCGACTTGACATCAATCGCAATCGTGATTCCGTTCATGGTTGACGGAGTAAAGAAATATTTTGTACACACACATTCGTTCATTCCGTCCTCAAGGGTGGATGAACACATCAAGACCGATAAAGTACCTTATGACGTATGGATTAAAAAGGGTCTTGTGACAGTGACCGAGACACTGGGAGGAATAAAGACAGATTACAAATACATCATCAAATATCTTGAGGATTTGGTGAAAGAATACGACCTCAAACCGCAGTTGATATGCTATGACCCGCACAACGCATCGGCGTTCCTGTCAGACCTTGAGGCGTTGGGATTCGATTCAATCTCTGTTACACAGACAGCGAAAGAGTTGAATGATGCGACGGTTGATTTCGGACTTGAGATTTTGGCGGGCAACGTGGAAATCGAGGGAATAGAGGTCGGAAAAGAGGGAAACAAGATTGTTGTTCCTGCCGATGGTTTGCTTGTGTGGTCTATCGCAAACGCAAAGACCATCTCAAACAACTACGGCGAAATAAAAATTGACAAAGACATCACGACAGAGAGAATCGACCCGATTGACGCTATCATCGACGCATGGAAACACGCAATGAAAGAGGAATACCGTCCGGATGTGAATGAAACTGTCAATGAATGGCTTGAGCAATATGAAAAATACATGAAGAAAGGCGGTGAGAAATAAATGAATCCGTTTCAGAGATTGGGAGTAAAAATTTCAAATTGGTGGAGAGGCGAACCACAGAACGACGGAGGGAAAATGACATTGAACTCACCGTCGTTCCTTGAGCGAATAGGACTGAAAAGAAAAGGGAAACCGACATCAGAGGTCACATATTTCACATGTCTCAAGATGCTGTCAGAAACCCTTGCAAAAATGCCTATCAAATATTATCAGAAAACGGACAAGGGAATCATTGAGGCAGAGGCGACAGATACATCGAAACTGCTCTCAAAAAGACCGAATCCGTTCATGACACCAACAACATTTTGGAACACAGTTGAAATCAACCGTAACCACTACGGAAACGCATATGTGTACATGAGAAAGAAGTTTGACCGAAAGAAATTCGGCGGTGAAATCAAAATCGTTGATTTGTGGGTCATGCAGTCAAATTGTGTGCAGATAGTCGTTGACGATGCAGGGATATTCGCAGGAGTGGGGCGTTTGTGGTACGTCTACACAGACCCGACATCCGGTCGTCAATATGTGTTCAGCACGGACGAGGTGATGCATTTCAAAACATCATTCAGTTTCGACGGAATCACAGGACTACCAGTGCAGCAGATTTTGAGAGACACGGTTGCAGGTGCATCCGAATCACAGGCGTTCATGAATAACTTGTATGAGAGTGGTCTGACAGCAAAAGCAACACTCGAATACACGGGAGAGTTGAACGAAAAGGCAAAAGAGGCACTTGTCAAATCGTTTGAGGAGTTCGGCAGCGGGGCAAAGAATACAGGAAAAATTCTGCCTGTTCCGTTAGGAATGAAACTCACGCCCCTCGACATCAAACTGACTGATTCACAGTTCTTTGAACTGAAAAAATATAATGCCCTGCAAATCGCCGGAGCGTTCGGAGTGAAACCGAATCAAATCAACGACTATTCAAAGTCGTCATATAGTAACAGCGAAATGCAGCAGTTATCGTTCTACGTTGACACAGAACTGTTCATCATCAAGCAGTATGAGGAGGAAATCAATTTCAAAATGCTGCCGGATGAAGATGCAGACGACGGATATTATTACAAATTCAACGAAAAAGTATTATTCCGAACCGATTCAAAAACACAGATGGAATATTTGAGAAACGCTGTCAATGGAATGATTATGAAACCGAATGAGGCAAGACGTAAACTCGACATGGAAGATGCGGAGGGAGGCGATGTCCTACTTGCGAACGGTAGCATCGTACCGTTGACGATGGCGGGTGCAGCATATTTGAAAGGCGAATCCGAACAGGAGAACGCCGATGAACCGGAACAGCCGGAGGAAGAAACAGAGCCGGACACAGAGCAGCCGGACACAGAAACAGAACCGGACGAAACCGACGAGGCAGAGGACGAGGATGAACAGGAGGGAGGTGAATAATCATGCCAAAAAAGAGACGTTTTGATTTTACAAAGAAGAATAAACGCAGCGGGAAAGTTGAAAATGTCGGATATTTGGATTTAGAGCAGGACGAGGAGCAGAGCAGATGTTCCTTGTATTTCTACGGTGACATTGTATCAGCGACATGGGAATCCATGTGGTACGAGGAGGACAGATGTCCGCAGGACATCGCAGATTTCCTCAACCAGTTAGACGGATATGAGGACATTGACATCTATTTCAATTCCGGCGGTGGAGATGTATTTGCAGGACTGGCAATATACAACCAGTTAAAGCGATACGACGGACACAAAGTCGGATATGTTGACGGAATGGCTGCGTCCATTGCATCAGTCATCATGTTTGCATGTGACGAACTGCATTTCGCAACAGGTGCTCAAGCGATGATTCACAAACCGTTGTGCATGGCATACGGAAACGCAGATGATTTCAAGGCAGTCATAAAACAGTTGAATCTCTGCGAGGATTCAATTCTTGATGTCTACATGGAGCATGTGCAGGAGGGTGTCACAAGAGACAAAATTCAATCTCTCATGAGCAATGAGACATGGTTCGACAGTAAGAAGATGCAGCAGTATTTCAATGTTGAAATCGAGGAAAAGGCAGCAGTTGCAGCATGTGCATCCGACTTTTTCGAGAAATACAACAATATTCCGGAGACACTCAAGGGAATCGACACAAAGGACATCGTCGATGCAGTGATTGCAGAACTTGAAAACCGGAACAATGCAGCAACAGAGGCAGAAAAACAGAGAATCGAGGCAGAAAAGCAGGAAATTCTCAAAGATTTATACCTTTACGGTATGTAAGAAAGCGAGGAAAAAACATGAATAAGGAATTACAGAAGTTACTCAAGCAGATTAACGACAAGAAAAATGAGGTCAAGAGCCTTGTGAACGACGGAAAACTCGACAAGGCAAAGGCAGCAAAAGAGGAACTCAAGGAGTTACAGAACAAATTCGACCTCCTCTATGATTTGGACGAGGAGGAGCAGGATGACATCGAGAACAAAGTCAAAAACGGAACTGCAAAGCAGGTCGGCGGGGATGTCAAGCCGGACAAAAAGAACATCGTGAAATCATTTGTCAACATTGTCAAAGCCGGATTCCTGCACAAAGAGGCAGACGAGGCAGACATCAAGGTGTACAAGGATGCACTCACATCCGACACAACCGCAGGAAGTGAGGGAGAGGTCGGAATCGGCGTGACAATTCCGGAGGACATCAGAACAGACATTATCGAGTTGCGTCGTTCATCCGACAACCTTGAACAGTATGTCAATGTCGAGGGCGTAACAACTAAGACAGGAACACGAAACATTGAGGTTGATGCAGAATCAACACCATTTGACAATGTTGACGAGGCTGCGGATTTTCCGGAGATGGACGAACCGAAATTTTTACCGATTGAGTACAAGGTAAAGAAAAAGGGTGGAATCCTCAAGATGACAGCAGAGTTACTTGAGGACACAGCATCCAACATCATGGCATACATCAACAAATGGATTGCCAAGAAAACAAAGGCAACCCGTAACGCAATGATTCTCAAGGTACTCAATGAGATGACAAAAGGGAAAGAGGTCACAGTCGAGAACCTTGACAGCCTCAAGGACATTTTCAACGAGCAGTTAGACCCTGCAATCGCTGACAATGCAGTTGTTATCACAAATCAGAGCGGTTTCAACTACCTTGACAAGTTAAAGGATAAAGACGGCAACTATATTTTACAGAAAGACCCGACACAGCAGACAAAGGGAAAGATGCTTTTCGGTGAATATCCTATCATCAAATTATCAAAGAAAACTCTTGCATCCGAGAAGATTATGAACACCGATGGTCACACAATCGACGGGTACAAGCATCCTATTTTCTGCGGTGACTTAAAAGAGGCAGTCACACTCTTTGACAGAAACGTCCTCACAATCGACCTCAATGACAAAGGTGCGGGTTTATGGGATAAGGACATGACCGGAATCAAGGTGCGTGACCGTTTCGATGTGCAGCCTGTTGACAAGGGAGCAGTCATCAAGGGTCAGATTACAGAAGTTATCAACGGGTAATATGGCAGCAGGGCGGTGAATCCGTCCTGCTATTGAAAGCAGGTGAGAACATGACGGATGAAGAAAAAGAGAAGTACAGAGGCGGTCTGATTGCTACATGCAAGACATATTGTCATATCGACTATGATGACGACATCGAAATCCTTGAATTGATGCTTGACACGACACTGGATGAAATGACGGAACTGATTCCGAATTTCGACCGGAACAACCTCACAAGCCGTCAAAAACTGCTTGCATTTATGTCCGTGAAAGAACTGTACGACAACCGTGACAAGTACCGGAGCGACACGAAAACGCTATCCGCTGCCGTTTCCTCCATGCTATTGAAAGAAATATACGGAGGTGCAGCAGAATGACAGGCAGAATCAAGATAATTCGCAAGACAACAAGTGTTGTTGACGGTAGACGACAGCAGGAGGAAAAGGAGTTTTTCTCATGTTGGTGTGATGTCAAGAGTTTGGGAACAAATGAAAAATACAATGCGTTGCAGATAGGCCTTGAGAACACAATCATGTTTGAAACGAGAGTCTGCGACAAGATGGAGGAAATCAGATTGAATCTGAAAGAGTTCTACGCAGTATATAAAGGCGTTGAGTTCAAGATATATGATGCGTGTCCGATGTTCACAGACGACAGGAAATATCAGTTGAAATGTAGAGCGGGAGCATAGTGTCATAATCTGACACCGGAGGTGATGCAGTGAAAATTGAGATGGAATTTCAAGGTTTGAAAGAACTTATGAAAGCATTTGAGGACGCAGCAAGCGACGAGGACATAAAAGAGGTCAATCAAAAGATTGTCAAGCAAAGCGAACCAGTCGTGAAAAACATCATGTCCGGTAAGATTCCGAAATCTGCGGACATTAAATTGTCCGGTCGAGGATTTGGTTCAAAGTCATCCGTGACATCACATGCAGCGGACAGCATACCGATAGGAGCAGTCAAGGTGAAAGACACCGGAGCGTCTGCGGATGTTGGATGGGAAAAGTCGGACAACAGCGAACATTTTTATGTGAAATTCATAAACTGGGGAACTATCTATCGCCCGCCTCAAGAATTTATCTATGCAACAGGGCGTGAGGCAGATGCGGAACTGCAAAAAATCGCAGAACAGGAATATCAATCATATTTAGACAACACATTGAAATGAGGTGAGAGCATGAGCAGCAGTCCGGACATCATCAAAGATGCATCCGACGCATTGAAACCAATATCAGACAGGAGAATCATTGTGATGCAAGGATGGTATGACAAAAACATCCATGACAGACATGTGACATTGTGGGATTTGGGAGAAAACGACGAGAATTTTTCGGACGATGATGCAGAGGGAGTGACGCTGTCAGTGCAGGTCACTATATTTTCAGAGAATGACGAGGTTGAACTTGCGAGGGAAATCAAGTCACTCATGAAAGAAAATGATTTCTCATTTGACGGCAGGAACGGAGACGATTCAAAGCCGGAGGACGGAATCTATATGAAAGCACAAAGGTTTTCAAAGTTTTATGAAATGGAGGAATAGACATGAGCGAAACAGTAACACAGGTTAGCGACACAGAACAGAAGATTGTGAGGAGTAGAACTTGCGGTTGCAGAGATTTCTACATCGCAAAACTCACACAGAACGATGCGAAAGCATACGTTGCAGAAACTCCGGTCAAACTGGCAAGAGCAATCAAAGCAAAGGTTGACGAAAAGTGGAGTTCTGAAAAGATTTACTCTGACGATGGAACAGAGGAAGTCATCAATTCATATGAGGGAACAGAAATCGAACTTGAGGTCAATGCACTTGCACCACAGGACAGACAGATTCTTTTCGGTCAGTTATACGAGAACGGTTTTCTTGTAAAGACTGCGGATGACAAAGCACCGGAGGTTGCTGTCGGATGGAGAGAAAGAAAACTCAACGGAAAGTATGATTTCAAATGGTTATACGCCGGAAAGTTTGCAGAGGGCATCAGTGAGGAGGCAAGCACAAAAGAGGGCAAATTGTCTCCGACAACAAAGAGCATCAAGGGTTCATTCTATGAGAGAAGTCTTGACAATGCATATGAGATTTCGGTCGACGAATCAAACCTCGTTTCCGGAGACACAAAGGCAGCAGAGGCAATCAAGGCATGGTTCAGCAAAGTGCAGGAGAAAAACGGCGGTTTAGGCTAATAAGAGGACATATAACAGGAGGATAAATCATGAAAAGAAAAATTATAGTCAATAACAAAGAGTTTACAATGCCGAAAATGTCAATCGACACATACACGGAATATCTCGAACTTGCAGAGGTTATCGACGCAAAACAGAGATATTCAAAGCAGGACATTGAGGCGATGGGTCTTTTTATCTGCAAAGCATACGGAGACCAGTTCACCGTTGAGGAATTAAAGAATACGGAGACCGGACTTGATGCAGCAGGTTTGATTCTTGAGTTCCAGTTCATCGACATGGGAATTGCAGACGAACTCACCAAGAGAATGGAGAACATCGAGAAAAATTTTCAGAGTGGCAAGTGATACCGGAAATCGAGGTCACTTGCAGAGGTGAGAGACTTTTCATCAATTCCGTAACGGTAGAACAGTATAAAAAATACATCAGTCTCATGGAAAAGAATGACACGGAGAAATTCTCCGGAGTGATGTTTTTTAACAAAAAGATAATGCAGGAGATGTTCGGGAATGAATTGTCGCTTGCAGCAGTTGGGGAGATTGATGCAGTTGAATTTCTGACGGCAATCAAGACGGTTCATTTCATCATGCAGAACATTGTTGCAGAGAAGATGTTGAGCATTGTCGAGGTTGAACAGGTAGAAAAAGAGGCATCCGCATTCGATGACTATGACCGTGAAAACGGATATGAGGACGAGGATGAACAACCGGAGGAAAATCAATGGAAAGTCTGCGGGGAAATTGTTGACCGTGTTGTGAAAATTGCGATTCGGCTATTGAAAAACTCATACAGTCAATGCATGAAAGAGAACATTGTCACGTTGTTGGACTACTTAAAATTTGAATTAGATACAATCAACGAAAATCAGTAAGAGAGGAGGCAACCGAATGGCTTATACAAGCGTCAAAATATCGGCAGATTCGAGCAGTTATCAATCACAAATGAAATCGGCAGCATCGCAGATGAAAGTCTTGTCTGCGGAATATACGACGGCAGCGACGAAAGCAAAGTTGTTCGGGTCAGAAACAGACAGCCTCAAGGCAAAAGCCGAATCGCTCACTCAAAAAATCACGGTGCAAAAGAACATCGTGCAGTTGAACAGTGAGCAGCAGGAGAAGTTGACAAAGAAACTGTCAGACCAAAAGACAAAGCAGGAGGAACTCAAAACAAAGATTGATGCTGCGAAAGAGGCTTATGAGAAATCAACGGCAGAGACCGGAAAGAACTCCGAACAGTCAAAAGCACTCAAGGATGAACTCGACAAGTTAGAGAAAGAGTTCACCGCAAATGAGACAGCAATCGGAAAGACAGAGACCGCACTTGCAAATCAGACGGTAAAGACGGAAAAGTCAAAGACTGCCCTCATGAACATGGAGGCAGAACTGAAAAATGTTAATGACCAGTTAAAAGATAATAAACTTGAAAAATTTGCGACCGCTTGCGATACAGCGGGAACAAAGATGGATAGTTTCGGAAAGAAAATGTCAGTTGTCTCTGCCGGAATTGCGGGTATTGGTGCAGCATCAATCAAAGCATTCACGGAACTCGATGAGGGTTATGACACCATAGTGACAAAGACCGGAGCAACCGGAGAGGCACTTGAGGGATTGACAAAGTCTGCGGATAATGTTTTCGGAACAATGCCGGAGGATATGTCAACGGTAGGTGAGGCAATCGGAGAGGTCAACACAAGATTCCATACAACAGGAACGGAACTTGAAAAGACTTCAAAACAGTTCATACAGTTTGCAACAATCAACGGAACAAACGTCACACAGTCAGTTGACCAAGTTGACAAAATCATGAAAGCGTGGAACGTCGATGCATCACAGACGGGAAATCTATTAGGATTGCTCACGGCAAAGGCACAGGAAACCGGAATCTCTGTTGATACATTAGAGGGATATGTCCTCGACAACAACGCACAATTCAAAGAAATGGGATTGTCATTGCCTCAAGCAATCAATTTGATGGCTCAATTCGACGCAAACGGTGTTGATTCAACTCAAGCAATGGCGGGTCTAAAAAAAGCATTGCAGAACGCCACATCAGAGGGAAAATCAATGGACGAGGCGTTGTCAGATACTATCGGCAGCATCAAGAACGCAAAGACAGAGACCGAGGCGATGCAGATTGCAACGGAATTGTTTGGGAAAAAAGGTGCTGCGGAAATGACAAAGGCAATTCGTGAGAACAGAATTGACCTCACCAGTCTTTCGTCATCAATGGAGGAATACGGTTCAACAGTCGAGGACACATACAACGGAACACTCGACCCGATTGACAATGCAAAGGTTGCGATGAACAACGCAAAACTGGCGTTGTCGACACTGGCATCCACAGCACAGACATCCGCAGCACCTATGATTGAAAAATTGACCGGAAAGATTCAAGAGTTGACACAATGGTTCACGTCGCTCTCTCCGGCACAGCAAGAAACAGTTCTCAAAGTTGGTCTTGTGGTCGCTGCTATCGGTCCGTTGTCAATCGGATTCGGAAAAGTGGCAAAGGGAATCTCTGACACGGTAACGACCGGACAGAAATTTGTGTCCGGAGCTGCAAAGATAATTGCAAAGATTACGGCAAAGACAGCAGCCACGGCAGCAGGAACGGCAGCAGATACGGCAGGAACAGCAGCCACGGCAGCACATACGGCAGCTACAACAGCAGCCACGGCAACAACCGGAGGGATGACAGTGGCACAAACGGCACTCAATGCAGTTATGAACTTGTGTCCGATTATTTTAATTGTAACACTGATTGCCGGACTGATTGCAGCAGGTGTCGCACTATATAAAAATTGGGATAAGGTCAAAGAAAAACTGTCCGAATTGTGGGGCAACATCAAAGAAAAATTCAATGCAATCAAAGAGACTATCACGGGAGCATTCACGAAAGCGAAAGAGGCGGTCACGAATAAGGTCAAGGAAATCGGTGACAACATAAAAAATAGCACAATAGGACAAGCTGCATCGAAAGTATTCAACGGCGTAAAGGACACGGTTCACAATGTCATGTCGGCAGCGACCGAAACGGCAAAGGAAAAACTGGGGAACATGAAAACCGCCTATGAAGAAAACGGAGGCGGTATCAAGGGCGTTGTTGCTGCCGGATGGGAGGGAATCAAAGGATATTATTCAGCAGGATTCACATTCGTTGATAATTTATCCGGAGGGAAACTCTCTGAAATCAAATCAAAATTCTCTGAAAAGACATCGGAAATCAAAACAAAGGTTTCCGAGGGTTGGGAGAACATGAAAACCACTGTCACCACAAAAATGACGGAATGGAAAACCAACGCATCAAACAAACTGAATGAAATAAAGACGAATTTCTCAACAAAGGTTTCAGACATCAAGTCAAATGTTTCAACAGGTTGGGAGAACATGAAAACCACCGTCACCACAAAAATGACGGAATGGAAAAATAATGCATCGAATAAATTGACGGAAATCAAATCCGGATTTTCCTCAAAGGTTTCGGAGATAAAAACGAAATGGTCGACGGATTTCACGAACATAAAGGACAAGGCAACCTCACTCATGGAGACAGCAAAGTCCAATGTTTCAACGAAACTCAATAATATGAAATCCGTATACAGTGAAAAAGGCGGGGGAATCAAGGGAATCGTGTCTGCTACGTTCACAGGCGTAAAGGACACAATGAACTCTCTCATGAGCACGGCGAACACTTTGACGGGCGGGAAACTTGACAGCATCAAATCGGCATTCTCAAGCAAATTAGCGAGTGCAAAATCGTCTGCATCATCAGCACTTGACGGGATAAAATCAGCGTTTTCATCAAAACTTGAATCCGCACATTCAACGGTCAATAGCGTGTTAGGAAAAATAAAAGGAGCATTCAATTTTAGGTGGTCATTGCCACATTTGAATCTGCCTCACATCAGCGTAAGAGGAGGCGTTGCACCTTTTGGTATCGGAGGAAAGGGTTCGCTCCCGTCGTTCTCGATTCAGTGGTATAAATCCGGCGGTATTATGACAAATCCGACCGTGTTCGGAATCAACGGCAACAGCCTCATGGTAGGAGGCGAGGCGGGTGACGAGGCAATCTTGCCACTTGCAGAGTTTTACAACAAATTAAACAGCATACTTGACAAGAAACTTGATGCAGTTCAGAAATCGCAAGTTGTATATGTGACAAATCACACATACATCGATGGCGACGAAATCACAAGCAGAACCGTGTCAAAGGTAGATGCGGAAATGGTAACAAATAAACGAAAAGGGAGGTAAAACAGGGCGATGAAAATAAACGGAATAGACATCAGAAAATATGATGCAAAGCAGTTGACAGCCGATGTGCAACCTCCCTCTTTTTCAAATTCTTATGAATGGTTGACGAGTGCAGCACTGCCGACGGAATTTGAGACAGAGGTTCAGATGGGTCATTTGAAACTGTCAATATATTTCAAAGGCAAGGACAGGAACAACATCATCCGTGCTGCATCGGAGTTCATGAGTAATTTCACAAAGGCTTGCAAGATGGAACTCGACGGCTACAAAGGAACATACATCGGATTCATCACAACAAATGACTATGAAAAGAAAAACGTGAAACAGAGGTACATTGTAAACCTTGAATTTGACGGCTTTTTCGTCGATGACGACCTCTCAATCACATTCGACGGGAAAACCTCTGCATCGTTCTATAAAGTGGGTACAAGAGACGCTCCGTGCGTTGTGGAGGTATATGCAAAGAGTACCTTGACGAATTACACAATCTCCGGACTGGGAGAGGACGACATTATCATTGAGAGTTTGGCAGCAGGAAAGACGGTTGTGATAAACGCAAAGACAGGACTTGTGACAATCGACGGGGCAAATGCATTCGACAAGGTGAACATGTGGACGTTTCCGGTATTAAAGACCGGAGAAACAGCACTCACATTCTCCAACACAAAGGCGAGAGTGACTATCAGATACACGCCTATGTGGATTTAGGAGGTGAGAACATTGCAGATTTTTAATGATAAAAAGAAAAGAATCGGAACATTATCCGGATTCAAGGACAGGGAAATCATCACGACACTGGATTCCGGAGACAAAGAGTTGTCGTTCAATTATCCGGCAGCGGGAGCATTGGTTGACCTGTTAAAAGAAGAATATTATATACGCACCAAAACGGACGAATATGTCATCAAAGCGGTTGAAAAGGGAGAACAATTCAACAAATACACAGCAGTCCTCAATGTCGAGGAGTTGGAGGGAGCAGCGTTCCCGTATGGGTTTGAATCGGACGAACAGACAATCAAGGCATGTCTTGAGTTTGCGTTTAAGGGTACGGGATGGCATGTCGGAACATGTACCGTCACAAAGAAAAGAACCATTGACGAGCAGGAGCGTGTCACGGCATGGGATGTCCTGCAAAAGTGTCTCACGACATACCGTTGCGAGTGCATCATTCATTCACTGACAAAGACTGTTGACATCTATGACAGGATAGGAAGTGATAAAGGGTGTTATTTCATGGAGGGATTAAACCTCCGGAAAATATCTTTGAAGTCGGACACCTATGATTTTTACACAAGAATCTATCCAATAGGCAAAGACGGCATCACGCCGAAATGGCTGACCGGAAAAGATTACATCGACAATTTTCAGTACAGTTCCAAAATCAAGGCGTATGTTTGGAAAGACGAAAGATACACCAACACCACAAGTCTGATTGAGGATGCAACGGCAAAGATTGAGGAGATGTCAAGACCATACAAGGCATATACTGCGGAGGTGGTCGACCTTGCGAATGCGTCAGAGGAATACAAAGACATTCTTTCATATGGAATCGGAGACACGGTCACACTTGTATCAAAGAAAACCCGAACGAAAGAAAAACAGAGGATTGTCAAAATAAGAGAATATCCGGAGACACCGAAAAAGAACACGGTTGAGATTTCCAATGCGAGAAAGACATTTGCAGAGATTCAGAAAGAGGAGACGGCAGCAGCAACCGAGGAGGCAATCTCAATCGCAAACAATAACACGAAAAAGGTGTTGCGGGATGGATATTATACAAAAACAGATGTTGAATCACATATTACGGCAGCGAAAGACGAAATCAGTTTAGGCGTTTCACAGGTGTATGAAACAAAAAAGACTGTATCGGAAAAAGTCGCAGCAGCAGAGAAGAACGCTAATGCAGCGACCGACGAGAAGTTGACAGAGTATTCCACAACGGAGGAGATGAAATCGGCAATCGACATGAAAGCCGATGAAATCAATTTAGGAGTGTCAAAGACCTATGAGTCAAAGACCTCTGTGTCGGAGAAGATTACCGCAGCGAATAAGACGGCACAGGATGCAGCCAATGCAGCAGAGAAGAACGCTAATGCAGCGACCGACGAGAAGTTGACAGAGTATTCCACAACGGAAGAAATGAACTCTGCAATTAAAGTAAAAGCGGATGCGATTGAATCAACTGTTTCAAAAAAAGTCGGAAGTGACGAGATTATCTCAAAAATCAATCAGTCAGCAGAAAAAGTGCCGATAAATGCAGAAAAAATAAGTTTGAACGGAGCAGTGACGGCAAACTCAAATTTTAAAATTAACACAGACGGTTCGGCAGAAACAAAGGCGTTAAAAATCACAGGAGGTTCGCTGCTCATTGGAGGAAACTGTGAAATCACCAATGAGGGGAATGTGTTTGCGTTATCGCCGAAATTTTATTCCGGATTGTACATCAACAGTGATTTTAAAATGGGGACATTGTCACAACTCAATTACTCCATGCTACTGGGATATGTCGGGAAAAATATATTTGTCGGTGAAAGCGGTGGCACTCTATGGGGATATGGATTCACGGCGAATAATGATATATATGCGTATGGAGCTATCGGATGTTTAGGAAAGAAAACACGAATCATACACACCGATGACGGACGGAACATCGAAATGTACGCATATGAAACGGCATCCCCTACATTCGGAGACATGGGAACGGGAAAACTTGACGAGGACGGTCAATGCTATGTGTATCTTGATGATGATTTCCTGCTGACAGTAGAGAGAGACATGAAATATATTGTAATGCTCACCGCAAAGGGAGCAGGCGAATTATACATTGAATCAACAAATGAAAAAGACGGTTATTTTGTAGTAAAAGGCACACCGAAACTTGAATTTTACTGGGAAGTAAAGACAAGACAAAAGGGAAACAGAGACACAAGGATTGAACAGTCTGATATAACGGAAAAAGAAGATATAACGGCAGAGGAGCAGGAAATGCTCAATGAGCAAATGAGAAATCAGATGATGTTACTGTATGAGATGGAAAAGGATGAAATCGAAGTGCAGGAAGAACAAAACCGAATAATTGAAAGAATGGAGGAATCAGAATGAGACGAGTTATCACAGGATTCAACGCCACAAATGCAGCACAGGGGCAGCGTTTGGGGTTCACATACACGGAAATGACCGACAGCGGAAAAACCACCAGTGACAACAACAAAGGCAGCATGACGGTTTTAAGCGAGGAGGCACAAAGTCATATTGATTGGCTGAAAAAATTCATCAATGACTGGATTGAGGAACAGGGAGAATAAAAGAGGCAGCACCGAGAGGAGGTGAGAGCATGGCAGCGTTGACAAAATTGACGACGAACATCAATCTTGAGATGTCCGGAGACACTAAAAGATATTTAGTATCAGCAAAGCAGGGAGACAAGGCAACACGATTCATCATCGCAAGGCTGCTCAACAACGGCGAACCGTACACAATCCCGACAGGGGCAAGAGCAGTCATCAACATTGCAAAACCGGACGGAAAACATGTATATAACACATGTTCATATTCCGGTTCGGATGTGACAGTCGAATTGAC